GTTGTCTCCCAACTTGCGTCAGTCCCCGTTACGGAGCTTTTTCTTTGCTCTATACGACCAAAATTGGGTGGAAAAGCGGCACCCAGCTTCTATTGAAGTGAGCTACCCGTTGCATGAGTTTGATAGCCCATGTCGACTCGTGTATCCGACAACGTCCTTGCGCGCGTTGCCACGACTGGATCTTCAAGTCCTTGTCTGGTGATGCGGTCTGGCGCAGGACTAAATCGGACTCTGCGTTTTTTGTGTCGTTTAGGTGGGCCTTTGTAAGGGCCATGAAGAGGAAGAACGGGCTGCTGGCCTATGTTGCGTTGCGCGAACGGTCAACCGCTGCTTTGGTGGCGTTATCGGTCGCCGCGCTTCTCGCTATTTTCAGCCGGTTACGATTACGCTCGGGCTCACACATGACGAGGTGGGGCTTCTGCGGAAGATGGTTGGAGCGGGCGTGTTCTCGGGCGCTCCCGCCAACATCCATGACAGTAACCTATTCCTCGGCACTTACAAGATACCTAAGAGCTCCGGCATGTCCGAGCTCGAACGAGGTGCCCTCGAACAAGTTTTTTCCTACCTTGGTGGTCTGCTCTCCAGAGGCTACGGAAATTCCGATCAGCGGTATTGCTGGGATGTCGTTACGCAGTGTCCGCGGGATTTACTTGCGTGTATTGGCTTTCGATCTTGCGTCAAGCAGCGTGATACGGTCGGTCGTCTCGCCGGGTTTGAACCGAGACACCGCCCTGGTGTTCACGCTGGTGGCACGCTACATCGACCAGTGGCACCACCCGCAGGCTATGCCGAACAGCCTGACACAGGCGATGCTCCGCCGCCAGCACCTCGAGCTGGTGACGATGGTGGACCCAAGCCCGATCCCGGGACTCCACCCGACGCATCCCCTGCGGTTCCGACGGACGTGTTATGTCCCGGTCCCGTTCCTGCATCGCAGCTTCATGGAGTGACAATGATCACGGACCCCGATCACTGGCAGCACGGCGCCATTGCGGTGCAGTTTTTGCCAGCGATTGAAGAACGACTGTTTTATCTCACTTCCCTGGAACGCGTCAAACAGGCCATCAAGGGGCGCATCGTCGACCCCCTGGTGCCCGTTACATTGTCTGACGCGGACAGACGGGATTTGAAAGCGAACGTCGACGCCTTTTTGGACTACATGCGCACCGATAAAGACCATTTTATGCAGATAGCAACCACCACGCTCTTTGGAGGATACAAGAGCAAGAAATGGGTGCTGTCTAGAGCATTAGTTGGTCTGGAGAGGTTGCGCATGCGGTTCAACCCGCGCTATAGATTTACCGGCTCCATCAAACTCGAGCCCAGCAAGGGCAACAAGCCTCCCCGGTTGTTGATCGCTGATGGCGATGAGGGGCAAATTATGGCTTGGTTGCTGCTGGCCACCTTGGAGAAATGGATCTTCTCCCGCTACAAGAAGCGGTCCATTAAGGGCCGTTCGCGTGGCGCGGCGATGGCCATGCTTCACGAGTTGTTGGCGCAGCATGTTGTCGACATGCCCCAGGGTGTTAGGGAGGCGGATGCACCCCTGGCTCCAGTGAGCATTGTCGAGAACGACGGTAGTGCGTGGGATGCGTGTATGAGTGCGGACCTCAGGGCCATGACTGAGAATAGAGTCATGGACTTGGCGGCGTCCTTCCTCTCAGAGATCTTGGTGCCTTGGTCACCGCAGACGTTTACAGACGCACGTCTGGATTCGAACGCGCTGCCAACCCTCGAGCTCCGAGTCCACAGCAAACCTTTGTCCGCCTACTCTGATATGGAGAACCGGGACATAGAGGAGCTGCAGATGAAGGGGAAAGACTTCAAGCTCATCATCAGGGCGATTCGGAGGTCTGGGTGCCGTGGGACCAGTGTGTTGAATTGGTTGGGGAACTTCCTGTGTTGGTGCTTTGTCATCGCGGGAGCTGACGGCAAGGATCTCATCCTGCCGCGCTGCACGCGAGTTCGTTGCCGCGATGGAATCGTGCGCTACGTGCGCATGGTCTTCGAGGGTGACGACAGTATTCTTAGTTTCA